CCAGCCCCAGCCGCGTCATAACCTGCTGCTTGCCATCGTTTACCCCAAGGAACTGCAGTGGGATATTATATCCCTTCCTGTCCTTGCTGGTTCGGTAAACCAAGGGCAAGCCCGGTTTATTTGCATAGCCTTTGATGCCAATGCGCTGCTTGTAGAGGTTCCGCTTGCAATACTCATAAACAGATTGTGTGGACAAGCCACCAGTATCGATGAAAGTGCGCAGGATTTTCAATGCGCCGCCATTAGCGAAATGATAAGGCCGGTCAAGAATGCCATCCAGCAACTTCCAGACCTTGGGATGGTCGGGGTTTCCTGGGATAACGCCTTTCTGGATTCCCCAGCATTCCTCGCCAAAGCCCCAGCCGCATATCTCGTATTCGAGGCGGTTGCCTTGCACGTCCACTGCCGCCGTCAACAGCAGCACACCATGTGGGAGTTCTGCATCATACTTCTCACGGCGTCGCAAGAACTGCGTCTCATCGTCAAAGGCACCAATCATGTGATAGGTCTCGCCAAAGCGGGTATTGACCACAACCTTCTCGCGCTGCGGATCTCCACGTGCCTCATGCCACTCCTTCATGATTTCCGCCCAGGTAATCCATGGGGACGAAAAGCCGTTGATGAAGAACGAACGGATGCCGTTCTCCAGTGCAATCGAATTCTGCACCACATATCTCTGCGGTGCCTCCTTCATCTGCCGCTCATTGAACTTATAACCACAGTCCGGGCATCGCCAGAGCACTTCACGGATAACATACGTCTTGTGCCCCTCCTTGTCGCTGCTCTCCACCATGTCCGGGCACTCCATATCCACATGCCGGAGCACATGATACTCCCCGCAATTAGGGCATGCATGCCGCCATTCTTCCTGAGTTCCTGCCAGATACTCCGTCTCGATACGGCTGGCTTTCTCGATGGTCGGTGTCGAGAACAGTCCCGACACATGATTCCAAAACGTGGTCATACGCTTACTGGCCAAGTCCACCGGATCACCTTCCACGCCTGCAGATGCTGCAAAGCGGTCAACTTCGTCCGCTAGTAATACGCGAACAACGCGGGAAGCTAATCCTGCTGGAGAATTGGAGCCTGCCATAAACAACCGCCCGCCGGGGAAAATCTTCGACAGGATTGTGTTGTTGCTGTCCCGGATGCCAGTGGTCTTCGCCTGATCCTGCTCCTTGACCTTGTAGAAAATATTATTCAGCACCTTCGTGTCCTGAATCATCGGGGCAATGCGGCTCTTGGAATAATCCTGGGCCATCTCCACGGTAGGCTGAATCATCATGATTGGTGCCGGGTCCAGATGTGCGAAACGGCCAACGACGTTATTCATGATGTCCGACTTGCCAATCTGTGCTGCCGATTTCACCACCACGCGATGCACACCTGGCTGGGTAAAAGCGTCCATGATTTCCCGCTGGTACTCTGCTCTTGAAGTCTTCCACCGCCCCGGCTCTGCGTTGCCCTGAGAAATAAAGCGATAAGTATCCGCCCACTCACTGACGCTGGTTTTCGGCAGCGGCTTTAAGCCCTTGCGGTAAGTGTACCGCCAAAGTTCAATCCCTTTCTTCATCGCCATCACCCTCGAATTCCTCCGAGAACATCTCCGGCGTGTATTCGGACAACTCGGCAAGTTTTTCCTCGATTTCCTGTGTCATGACTTCGTAGATGTGCTCTTTGTCCATACCCTCAAGCTGTGGTGCCAGCTTAGATGGTAGACCTAGAAGTTGTGTCCGAAGGTTGGATAGCTGCTCCGTGATGACCAGTTCCACAGTCCTGGCATCATAGACGCGATTTTCCATCTTCGCAATCTTCAGCTCTGCAATCTGCCGTCTGGCCCGTTCATGCTTAGCCTTTTCCTCCCAGTAGTCCACGGAATCATCACCATCGGATTTCCCTTGGCCAGACTGGAAGTAATTCTTCAGACTCTCGAAGAGTAAGACTGCCCCACCGGCGTTGCCTTCGTCCCTCACCACGATGCCATCTTTCACCATCTGGCTCACTCTGGCCGGGGTTACTCCAATGGCCAGCGCAAGGGCTTTTTGCTTGACGGCAATCTCGCTCACTTTACCGGTCACCAGCATGGGCGTCCACCTCCCCTCGCTTAACTTTTTTGCAAAAATTTTTTCTCGCGTCATAGTTTGAAATTTGCCGGCCAGGCTACCAGCAAAAAGTTAATTAAGCGATAAAAAAAATTTGTACCTAGCCAAATGCCGGGCTCGAAAGCCGACCGCACCTCCGGCCCCTGGCTGGAAGAACCTACCGCCCGTAAACAAAAAAGGCGCTGTCTGTTTTGACAACGCCTTGCTTTTGGTCATAGTTTTTCCATGTGCTTAGTATAGCACAAGAAATTCACGCCGTAAATATCATCTTTTTTCACGCCAAACTTATCATCTCTGAGCATGAAGCTTCGCTCTTCCATCACGCTTTCGATAGGAGAGAAAGCTTCACGCAACAGCTGATGCATTGCCTTGCTAATCTCTCCAGCGGATATTGCATCATCATCAATTTTTATGCCATGGTTTTTATCCTATACTTGTCTTCGCACAATCACACAGAAAGTGACTGCCCCTCTACGGATGAGCTGTTACTCTCAGATGGCATAGCCACCCTCAAGGGAATTTAAGCTGGAAGAAGCTGATGCCACGCCGGTATTAACTCTGATAGTCTTCCTCGACTATATAGCAACGATATCGGTATTGAAGATATGCATGACTACAATGACAATAAGCAGAATGACCGCCTTAGCCTGAGAAGCTAAGCGGTCATTCGATCAAATTATGGTTCGGGCTAACTGTTCCCGTGTGATGGTACTTTTTCTATGCTCATTATATCTTATATGTAATACAAATTCAAGGGGCAGTATTTCCAACCACCCCCCTATCATTTTTATTGGATTGCCATCATCCTTGCCGCCCGCTCCGGATTATCTTTGAGGACTTTGGCAAATGCCTTAATGACTTCCCATTCCCCATCAGATGCCCGCAAGGAACGCATACGCCTTTCCGTGCCATCAGCTGCGGCAGGTCTACGGCCAGCCCCTTCACGAGCGCCGCCCCATCCGTTTTTATTCTCACTCATACCTTGCCCCTCCATTTCGCATATCCGAATAAGCCCCACACAGCAATCATGGATGCCAATATTCCCCAGTCTAAAATGTCGAAAGCTGCTACTGACCTGCCATGCAATACGCCGATACTCCCCAGCGTACAGATTAATACGAAAAGATTTATCTTTTTCATACCTTCGAAACATGGTATAATTGAGGTGCAAGGAACCTCTTGTGAGGCTCCCTGCTTTGCTTAGAATTGGCTGCCCATCATCCTTTGATGGTCTTGATTAAGACTATCACCGTGAGAAGGTTTACGATGATGTTGGTGGCCTTTTCTGCTACCTCAAGGTATTCCAAGTTTCTTCCCCCCTTTCCTTTAGCTTGATTTAATTATATCATCTTTATCTTGTTTTGTCAATACATTTATCAAGATATTCTCTATTTTTTTTGCCCGCAACCCTTTCTTTTTCAAGGGATTGCGGGCTTTTTGTCACTTATTTTCCGTTGTCTTGTTTCCTTGATTCATCTTGAAAAATCTCGCCGATTCTGTTACAGGTATCCCCGCTTCTGTGGGAATATAAATCACCTGGTCATGGCTTTCCTTGAGTGCTTCAATCCACAAATAATGAATATACGCATCATTATTCTGCAAGCTATCCCCA